TGAGAAAAGAGACTTCATTTGAATCTTTTTAATATCTGAATTAAATTGAGCCAACCTCTCTTTATTAAGAGAAGCGCGCATTAATTCTTTTACAGCTGTATTAAGTCCACCCTCTGCTCGCGAATATTCAAGGCAAGCAGAAGAACCTAGCGAAATAGGATAAAAATCAGGAATCCGTTTTGGTCGATTAAATTTGACCCATTCGGCAATCCATTTATTCCATTCGCTGAGATCAGGGCGTGGACGTGGTACTGTCCAACGGTCAACACATTGTTGAACGTAAGGTTCGGTATCCCCATAAAATTTTGGTAGTGCCCTAATACAGGCACTAGCCTGAAGTTTATTCAGGTCCGGGACGTTACCAGAAAAATAGAAATCTAATATATTCTGGTTCCGCGAAGCTTGTGAAATTACTATGGCTCTTAAGTTATTATATAAACTTTTAAGAGCCTCACAATACTTTGCGGGGTCCTGTAGAAAGTTCCATCTCATGTGGGTTAGTTGTCTAATACTGAAAGGTCTTTTAAAGCCCTTCCAGTAAAATTCGACGGATCTGTAAAAACAGAAATAACCTTCAAAAGAAATTTGGAACTTACTAGCGAGAGGCGAGGAAGGTAGGCTATTTTCTACTTTTTTATAGTAGAGAATAAAATCCTCCTTCCGAGCTAAACGCTGATATTCCGGACAAACGAGAGGGGAAACTAATAGATTATTTTTCTTTAGAATCTTAAATCTCCTATGTTCAGGAATAACACTTTGTACAAAATCAATAAAATTTGATTGTACCACCGGCAAACTATGAGGTATATAAGCTTGCTTATATACCTTGAATCCGGTAAACGCTAAGGACTTCGGACCGAAGACCGATATTTGCGAAGGACAGTCTAAGAAAAGACTGTTTTTAATTCCTTCAATAACGCGAATAGCGGCGCGAGTCCTCCTAATAGATCTGCAGAAGGATTAGCCTTTTTGCCTTTAGCAACTGGCTTTTTCTTGTCCTCCTTTTTTTGGACACGGACCTTTGGAATAGACAATTTTTTCCTCTCATCTTCTGATAGAGGTTTTGCCTTTTTCCAAAGCTCCTTCCGCAGGTCTAGCGCTTTCCTTTCAATTTCTGTCTTAGGATTTTGGTATACTTTGACATCAGGATTATTCTTCTTGAAGTCAAACCAAGTCTTATTAATTTCAGAAATTAAAAGCTTTTTATCGTCAATTTTGGGTAATTTAGAATGAAGTGTGTACCACTTATCAAAATTATCTTTCGTTAGAGCCCCAGAAGCAAAATCTTTTTTTGCTTGATCAGGGTTAATCGTAAGAGCTTGCCGTAACCAACGGCGAGACCCTTTGACGTCTTTTGGCCAAATCTCTTTAAGAATAGTTTCTACA